GTAAAGCGCTCGGTGATTATAGTGTATCCTTAGTAGGAGCATATGCTCTTAATACAGCTTCTGTTGCTATAGGATATGGCGTATTAGCTAGCGGTTCTTACCAAGTCGCTGTCGGAAGATCTAATGCTTCAAATAATACTTCATCAATTTTTGTAGTTGGTGTCGGTAGTGGTAAAGATGGATTTACTGTAGAAGCTGATAGTAGTGTTAGAGCACACGTTACTATACCCGTAAACACAACAAATCCGACAAATCCAAAATCTGGATCGATGTATGTATTTCAAAGCGGATCAAATTACTATATAAATGTTTATGTGGGCGGTCGATGGAGATCTGCGTCTTTAGCATAATAGCTAAAGTTAAAAAAATAGATATTTATTAATAAACCCCAAAAAATAAAAAATACGAGTAGACTATGAGTAGATTAAAAACAAATAAAATTGCTCCCTTTTCAGGAGAAAATATAACACTCGAAGGACATGTTTTACCATCAAGTACAAATAAAAATTTAGGTACTGAAACTAACGCTTGGGGCGAATTATATGTCTCGACAGGATCTGTAAACTTTGTAGCTCCCGTAACTATAGGGCAACCGACCGTAACTGTAGCTTCAATAAAAGCTGGCGGTGAAGCTGGAGTAACTGGCCCTACTTGGGGGATGATATTTACAGAAACTAATAATTTAAAAGGATCATTTAGTGTAGGAAGAAACAATAGAGCTTCAGGAACTGCTTCTCTAGCTTCGGGATTATATAATACTGCTTCGGGTAACTATTCCTTTGTTCAAGGGCAAGGTAATATAGCTAGCAATGATGGCGCACATGCTCAAGGCGAAAGTACATTAGCATCTTTTCCATTTACACATGCTGAAGGATACCAAACAACTGCATCAGGATATTGGGCACATGCTGAGGGTAGATCTACTAGAACAGTCGGTAATGCATCTCATGCTGAAGGGGAAAATACAATAGCTTTTGGATATGCTTCACATGCTGAAGGATTAGGGTCTGTAGCTTTAGGTTCTTACTCGCACGCTGAGGGATATTACACTGTAGCATCGGGGTCATATCAAACTGTAGTAGGTGAATATAATACTTTAGGAGATACAACTAGTCATTTTATTGTTGGTAGTGGTGATGGTATAGCTCGTAAAGATGCATTTAAAGTCACACATAGTTCGTCAATAATAGTTCCTGCACAATCATTAGTACCGACATGGACCGGCCGTGAAGGAGAAATGGTTCCATTTGTTACAGGTAGTACATATCGTTTATATGCATGGTTAGGCGGAGCTTGGAGATCAGCTTCATTTAGTTAAAATAAATAAACGTAACATGATATTTATAAATAAAGTTAGTCATGGCAACTAATATTCCCATATGGCCTGGTAGTTCATCGTTTTGTCCTGGCGAAACACCGTTTGGTTTTTTTGATAATGATTACGAATTCCAAATAGATACAGACAAAGTAGCTGATTGGTGTGCTAAACGTTTAGGCTATCCGATAACAGACATTGAAATGCAAGACATTCAATTTTATGCTTGCTTTGAAGAAGCTGTTACTGAATACGGAGCACAACTTAATGCATATAACATCCGTGACAATATGCTTAATTTGTACGGGGGCAGTACAGGATCTAATCTGACAGGTAAAACTGTTAATCCAACACATGCAGGATTAATTACATTAGCATCTGCATATGGTACAGAAGCTGGCAGTGGCGGAAATGTAAAATTTTATACTGGCAGTGTTGCAATGTCTAACGGCAAACAAATTTATGATCTATCAGATAGTAATATTGTTACTTTAGAAAATGGTGTTGCTGGCATTGATGCTATAGAAATTAAAAGAATATATCACGAAGCGCCTCCTGCCTTAGTACGTTTCTTCGACCCATTTATAGGATCGGGTATCGGCACTCAACAAATGTTAGATTCATTCGGATTCGGTAGTTATTCCCCAGGCGTATCGTTTATGATGATGCCAATATATGCCGATATACTTCGTTTGCAAGCAATTGAGTTTAATGATACAGTACGTAGGTCTGCATATTCATTTGAACTAAGTAAAGACCGTTTACGTATATTTCCTATACCAGATGGGCAAAATATAAAGAAAGTATACTTTGATTATGTACTTAAAACAGATCGTTTTACAGGCCCAGGTGTAATAGGTAACGGTACTATTTCAGATTATTCAAATATGCCATATGAAAATGTTGTTTATGAAAATATTAATAGTGTAGGTCGACGTTGGATATATAGATATACATTGGCATTGGCTATGCAACTATTAGGATATATACGTAGTAAATATTCTGCTATACCTATACCTAATGCTGAAATAACATTGAATGGTTCGGACTTAGTAAGTAACGGCCAAGCAGAAAAAGAAGCTTTATTAACAGAACTCAAAGAAATTTTAGATAGTATGTCTAGACAAGCGCAATTGGAACGCAAGCAAGCTGAATCAGATGCTATGCAATCACAATTGAATAAAATGCCGTTAAAAATATACGTAGGATAATATGGCACTATTTGGCAGTTCTCGTGACGTTAGTTTAATTAAGTCACTTAATCGTGAACTTATCAATCGATTCATCGATATAGAAGTAGCACTGTATAAACTAAATTTACAAATAACAGGTCAAAATATTTACGGTGAATCTAACAATAAAACTTATTATCAACCGGTACGTTTACATAGTTTAGTATCTCGCGAAGATCGTACAATTGTCGGTGACGATTTTGGGTTAGATACTGCACGTACTAGTATATTTTCATTTTTTAAACCTGATCTAGAAGCTCGTAATATATTTGTCGATGTTGGAGATATTATAGAACATGACCGTAGTATGTATCAAGTAGATAATATTACATATGCACAGGAATATTTTGCAGGTCGAGATGAAGCTACTGATTTAGGATATGTGTTAAATGAACGTGGCTCATATGGTTTAGATTTATCTATAGTAGTTGAAGCGCATATAACCAGACATACTTCACTTAATATAGAACCTGTACGTTCGGGATTAAATCGTCCTAGTCAATTACCAAGGAACTTATAATGGCAAAACCACAATTAAATAAAACATACAGCACGTATTCTACTAATCCGGATATAGCTCGTAGTGCACAAATTCGTCGTGATGATGATACAATAAAAACTCCTAGTTGTACTATTTACGATATAGATAATGCTATTATGTCGTTTATAAGCGATGTGATACGACCGGAAATTGTAGATAATAATGCTATGGTAACAGTGCCGGTAATGTATGCTAATGCAGAAAAATGGGCACAGATACAGGCTAAGGGTTATATGTACGATCATAACGATCGTTTAATGACCCCGTTAATATCTGTTAAACGCAATAGTATTACAGAACGTGATACAATGAAAAAACTAGATGTTAACTGGAGTCCGGAAACTGATAATGACTTTGCTAGAAATACATTGACATACGAGAGCCAATATTCAAAAAATAATCGTTATGATCGTTTTTCAGTCTTGCAAGGCACACGTCCTAAACGTGAAATATATGTATCTAATATACCAGAATTTGTAGACGTAAGTTACGATATTTTAATATGGGCAGAATATACAGAACAATTAAATAGTATCGTAGAACAAATTCTTCCTACTGGAGGATTTGCATGGGGTACTACATGGAAATTTATTACTTCTATACAAGATTATTCATTCGAAACAGTTTCTGTGCCAGGCGAAGATCGTATAATACGTACTACAATGCCTATTAATGTTAAAGGTACGTTATTATCACAATACGAATTAAAGCGATCGACTTTACAGAAACGTTACTCTGTTAAGCGTGTATCATTCGGATCTGAAACAGAGTCATTTAATGCAGATCCGGATAATCCACCTAGCGATGGTTTTACTACTAATGACGGATTTCGTCCGTTACTGTAACATATTTATAACAAAGGAAAAGTTATGTCAACAGAAATTAAGTTTACACAAGAAGAATTAGAACAGATTAAACAATTACGTGATAATACAAATCGTATTATTTATCAATTAGGTGAAATTGATTTAGAATTGCATTTAATGCAGCAACGTACAACTGAACTTCAACAACTTCGTACCGAGTTACAGACTGAATATCAAAATCAATCTAACAATGAACGTACATTAGTAGATGACTTAAATAAAAAATACGGTGCAGGTCAAGTAGATATTGAAAGTGGTATATTTATACCCAATTCATAATGTTTGACTAATTGCTCTGATATTTATATGAAATGATTATTAATTTAAATTAGGAGCAAACTAATGGCAGAAAAAATTGTTTCGCCTGGCGTGTTTACCAATGAAGTTGACCAATCAGCATTGCCAGCGGCAATTGCAGGTATTGGTGCTGCTATCATCGGCCCTACACAGCGAGGCCCTGCAAATATTCCGACAACAGTAACTAGTTATTCTGAATTTGTACAGACCTTTGGAGGTGTATTTACTTCTGGCTCGGGCCGTAATGAGGGCGTGTATAAATATTTAACCAACTATTCAGCACAAGAATATCTTAAGTATGCTGATACATTAACAGTAGTACGTGTAATGGCCGGCACATATGCTAATGCATATTCAAATGTAATTAGTGTAGCTAGTGCAAGTAATGGAACTTCAATTGCGCCTTCATTCCGTTTAACTTTGTTATCTGCAGGAGCTATAGAAAATTCTGGACGAGATTCTGCAGCTCTTAGTGGTAGTGGATTTGCATCTGCTTCAGTATCTGATCAAGGCGTTGGTGGATTACTTCTTTCAGGGTCAGAACAAAATCTTCGTTGGGAAGTCAGCAATGTTAGTAATACTAAAGGTACTTTTACATTATTGATTCGTCGTGGTGATGATATTACCAATCGTAAAATTATTTTAGAACAATATAATAATTTAACACTTGACCCAAATTCACCGAACTATATTGCAAAGGTAGTAGGTGATATATCATATACATTAATAGACTCAGGTACATCCCAACCATACTTCCAGATATCTGGATCTTATCCGAATCGTTCTAAGTATGTACGCGTAACTGTATATAAAAACACTGTAAATTGGTTTGATCAAAACGGCGCACGTCGTAGTTCGGACTTTACCGGTAGTTTACCTCAAGCAGTGTCAGGTACATTTGCATTCGGTTCTAATGGATCTGAAGCACATCCGAAACGTTTCTATGAAGATATATTTGGTGGAGGCACTAGCCAACAGCAAGGATTTGATATGTCGAGTGCTACATATACGGCACCATATTCAGATGCTATTAATCTTCTTAAAAATCAAGATGATTATGATTTTAATTTGTTAACGTTACCTGGATTAGTAGATGGCGACTCAGGTGCTAGTACTATTATAACTGCAGCACAACAAATGATTGAAAGTCGCGGTGATGCGTTTTTAGTTGTTGATCCTGCTGCATACGGCACTGCATTGTCAACCGTAGTAACTACTGCAGATGCACGTAACAGTAATTATGTTGCTGAATATTGGCCATGGGTATTGATTGCTGATCGTGACTTAGGACGTAATGTTTGGGTTCCAGCTAGTACAGTAGTACCAAGTGTATATGCATTTAATGACCGAGTAGCTGCCCCATGGTTTGCACCAGCCGGTCTCAACAGAGGCGGTATTGATGTAGCAGTTAGAACTGAACGTAAATTAAATCAAAGCAACCGTGATACATTGTATGATGCAAATGTTAATCCAATTGCTAGTTTCCCTAATCAAGGGGTTGTAGTTTACGGACAGAAAACTATGCAGAAAAAGTCGTCAGCTTTGGATCGTGTAAATGTACGCCGTCTGTTAATTGCAGCTAAAAAGTTTGTTGCATCAACTACCAAGTATTTGATTTTCGAACAAAATACGGCAGCAACTCGCAATAGATTCTTAAGTATTGTTAATCCTTACTTCGACAATGTACAACAACGTCAAGGTTTGTATGCATTTAAAGTAGTAATGGATGAGAAAATGAATACACCAGATGTAATTGATCGTAACGAATTACGTGGTGCTATTTATTTGCAACCTACCAAGACTGCAGAATTTATAATTATTGATTTCAATATTCTACCGACTGGCGCTGCTTTCCCAGAATAGTCGTAATGAATAAAAAATAAACAAGGAGAACACTAATGGCAGAAAGAATTGTTTCGCCAGGCGTATTTACAAACGAGATTGATCAGTCAGCCCTCCCCGCAGCAATTGCGGGGATTGGTGCTGCTCTAATAGGACCAACCTCGCGAGGGCCTGCGAATATCCCAACAACAGTAACTAGTTATTCTGAATTTGTACAGACCTTTGGAGGTGCATTTACTTCTGGCTCTGGAACTGCGGAGAATACCTACAAATATTTAACTAATCATTCAGCACAAGAATATCTTAAGTATGCTGATACATTAACAGTAGTACGTGTAATGGCTGGCGCATATGATTATGCATGGAGTAATGTAGCTAGCCAAGCCGGAGGCACTGCTGTCGTTAACGGGGCATTTAGATTAACAGTATTAGGCGCTGGAGCTGATCAAAATTCCGATACTACCGGCGTAGAGGCAGGTCAAGGTCCACGCACTGGTGGTTCTGGTAGTGCCGTTAGCGAAGATGGTCGTACTGGACGATTAACTAATGGGTCTCAGTATAATTTACGTTGGGAAGTTAACAATGTTAGTAATACTAAAGGTACCTTTAGTTTATTGATTCGTCGTGGTGATGATATTACCAATCGTAAAATTATTGTAGAACAATATAATAATTTAACGTTAGATCCTACATCTCCAAATTATATTGCAAAGGTAGTAGGGGATATATCATATACATTAAAAGACTCAGGTACATCTCAGCCGTATTTTGAAATATCTGGATCTTATCCAAATCGTTCTAAGTATGTACGTGTAAGTAATATTGCTAAAACAACAACATGGTTTGACCAAAACGGTAAAATACGTTTATCAGCAGCATCGGCTAGTTTACCTGCAGCTGTATCAGGTACATTTGCATTCGGGCTGAACGGGTCTGAAAGTCATCCGAAAGCCTTTAATGAAAATATATTTGTATCTGGCGCAGGCAATTATACAAGTTTAGATGGTAATCAGCAGCAAGGATTTAATATGTCTGAAAGCTTTTACCGTAATGCATATTTAGACGCTATTAATTTACTAAGTAATCAAGATGATTATGATTTCAATTTGTTAACGTTGCCTGGATTAGTGGACGGTAATTCGTACGCTAGTACTATTATAACTACGGCCCAACAAATGGTTGAAAGTCGCGGTGATGCATTTTTAATTATTGATCCTGCTGCATATGGAACTAGTTTATCTAACATTGTTGCTACTGCAGATACACGTAACAGTAATTATGTTGCTGAGTATTGGCCATGGATATTAATAAAAGATGTCGAGTTAGGACGTAATGTTTGGGTTCCAGCTAGTACAGTAGTACCAAGCGTATATGCATTCAATGACCGAGTAGCTGCCCCGTGGTTCGCACCAGCTGGTTTGAATCGTGGAGGTATCGATGTAGCAGTTCGTACAGAGCGCAAGTTAGATCAAAGCAACCGTGATACATTGTATGATGCAAATGTTAATCCGATTGCTAGTTTCCCTAATTTAGGTGTAGCTGTATATGGTCAGAAAACTACACAGAAAAAGGCATCAGCTTTAGATCGTGTAAATGTACGTCGTTTATTGATAGCCGCTAAGAAGTTTGTTGCATCAACTACCAAGTATTTGATCTTCGAACAAAATACAGCAGCTACAAGAAATCGTTTCTTGAGTATTGTTAATCCATATTTTGATAATGTACAACAACGTCAAGGTTTGTATGCATTTAAAGTAGCAATGGATGAGAAAATGAATACACCAGCCGTTATTGACCGTAACGAATTGCGCGGTGCTATTTACTTACAGCCAACTAAAACGGCTGAATTTATAATTATTGATTTCAATATTCTACCAACTGGTGCTGCTTTCCCAGAATAGTAGATGATGAATATTTATATTAAATAGGAGAAATAAAAAATGGCAGAATTATTATCACCCAATGAAATCTTTTATACAGCGTTTGAACCGAAACTGGCAATGCGATTCATCATGTATATTGAGGGTATTCCATCATACTTGATCAAAGCAGCATCTCGTCCTAGCATTGATCAAGGTGAGGTAGTGCTTGATCACATTAACATTGAACGTAAGCTCAAAGGTAAAAGCCGTTGGCAAGACGTTACCGTTACATTGTATGACCCAATTGTGCCCTCGGGCGCACAAATGGTAATGGAATGGGTACGTTTACACCACGAGTCTGTAACAGGACGTGATGGTTATAGCGACTTTTACAAGCGTGACATTACTTTCAATTCATTAGGTCCTGTAGGTGACAAAGTTGAAGAATGGACTTTGAAAGGTGCATTTGTAAGCGCAGCAACCTTCGGCGATATGGATTGGAGCACAGAAGATCCAATGACTATCGAATTGACATTGAAATACGATTACGCAATTTTGCAATTCTAATTGTATTAAAAATTTATGTAAAGATCCCGTCTTATGGCGGGATTTTTACTATGCGTTCATATTTATAATAAATTAAAGTTATATAAAAGGATTTTATCTTATGGCAACAGTTAATGACGATTATCAAAAACCCAACAAACATTCAGTCGATCAAGTTTCAGACGATCAATTAAAAGCATTGGCAGTTCAACAATTTGAACAAAACAAAAGTCATGCTCCAGCAACTGAAAAAGAAAAGTACGATTTTCCTACGGAGATTGTAGAACTTCCTAGCAAAGGATTATTATATCCAGCAGATAATGCTCTTTCTTCCGGTAAAGTAGAAATGAAGTATATGACTGCACGTGAAGAAGATATTCTTACTACCCCTAGTCTTATTAAACAAGGTGTTGTATTAGACCGTTTATTTCAATCTCTAATTGTAGGGAATGGTTTAGGCCAAAAGATTAACTACGGAGATTTATTGGCAGGCGATAAAAATGCCATTATGATTGCAGCACGTGTGTTAGGTTACGGTAAAGATTATGAAGTGAAGCTTAAAGCTCCATCAGGAGAAGAGCAGAGTGAATCAATTGATATCAGTGAACTGCAACACAAAGAAATTGATGAGTCACTATTTACTCCAGGCCAGAATCGTTTCAAATTAACTCTGCCAGTATCTAAGCGTAGCATTGAAGTTAAATTGCTCACACATGATGATGAAAAGCGTATTGATGAGGCAACTGCAAAAGCTAAAAAATATAACAAGCTTCGTGGTGTTGAAAGCAATGTAACCGTACGTCTGCAACATATCATTACTGCAGTAGATGATAATACAGATCGTGAGTATATTAAAGAGTTCGTAGAGAATTATTTCTTAGCTCGTGATATTCAATATGTTCGTGAATTTTTATCAAAAATCCAACCTGATGTCGAACTTACATTGACATTCACAGATGCCGGCACGGGGGAGCCATTCGAGGCACAGTTACCTATCGGCGTGGACTTTTTTTGGCCTAGCGCCCGAGTATAGGCGCATACTACACGAACAGATATTTAGTCTGATTTATTACGGCAAAGGCGGGTTTACATGGGCAGACATTATGTCAATGCCTATATGGCTACGTGTGTTTTACATTAAGCAAATTAATAAAGTCGTACAAGAAGAAAATGAACGCAATAAAAAGGCTTCAAGGAAATCTACAGGCGTAGCTAGACCAGGTATTACTCCGTCAAAACCGAGATAACTGATATTTATTAATAAATAAGGAGTCATGGCAATGTCTAAAAAACGCATTGATGAAAACGTCATGAAATATATCGTCAAGTTGTTTTTCCCTAATCTAGAAAAAGAAATACTCGATGATCCAGTAATTCAACGTGAGTTACGAGAAGTTTCTAAAGCTGCGGCAGAGTTTAATGACGCGTTAGCACGTATAGAAAAAAGATCTGGTAAAGATTTATCTAATTTATATTTTAAGCGTAAATAATGGTAGACAGTTCTAACGATATAACTAAACAGTTTAATCCTAAAACTGATAAAACTGCTAAACAAGCCATGCAATATATGGATAAGATACTAGCGCAGAATCGTATATTGCGCATGGATCAAGATATTATAAACAAGGCACGTGAAGAGAGTATATCGCTAGAGCGAGCTCGTTCTAGATATTTGGCAGAACAAGCTAAATCAGAATTGGTTCAACGAAAAGCAGCAATGCAGAGTAAAGGTGTGGATGCATCTGCACTACATTCATTACAGCAACAGATTGAACTTATTAACCGAAAGGCTGAACTAACAGAAATTGCGTTAGACGGGATAGAAGGAATATCTGATAATTTACAAACTGAAGTTGTAACTAACAATGAAATAAATAATATTAGTCAAAATACTAATAATATAAATAAATCATCATCAGTTATATCTAATGATCAAGTTAAATCAGCTGAAGCTGAAGCGCGCGCTAAAGCTGAAACTAATACGCTAGCAAAAACATTAGTTGATAAAACTACTGAATTATACCAAGCTAGCCAATTAACGTCAGATAGTACTCAAAATACTAATGACATAGCTAAATCATCATCGGTTATATCTAAGGAAACAGTTAAATCTGCCGAAGCTGAAGCGCGCGCTAAATCCGAAACTAATACACTGGCAAAAACATTAGTTGATAAAACTACTGAATTACATGAGGCTAGTCAATTAGCGTCAGATAGTACTCAAAATACTAATGACATAGCTAAATCATCTCTAAGTATATCTAAGGAAAAGATTACAATTGCTGAAGCTGAGGCCCGTGCTAAATCTGAAACTAATGCATTTACAAAAACATTAGTTGATACCACTTCTGAATTATACAAACTTGGACAATTAAATTTAGATGATTATTACAGTATATTAACAACTATCAGTAAGACTAATAGTCTAGAAAATATTCGTTTAGAGTTAGAAAATGAACTTGTACAGAGCCAAGACCTGCAAAATACTGCGTATACTCAAGGAATATCAAAGTTACATAAATTAGTAGTAGAGGAAGAAAATCGCAAAAATGAAGTTGAACAGGCATATAAAAAGTATACCGATGGTGAAATAACGAAGAATGTTAATAATTTAACAGACTCAATACAACAGCAAGTTAAAGGATCTGAAAAATATAATCTATTTATGTCGGAGGCATTGTTAACGACAAATGCATTAAAACAAAAGGGGCTGATTAATTTAAAAACACAAGAAGAATTATTATCAGTAATTGAAAAGGGTAAAGATCCGACACAGGCAATAAGTACGTTGCAAACTAAAATCAATGAGGCAAAGAAAGAAGGTAATCAAGACGCGGTTGATCAGTTAACAACGATGAAGAGTCAGGCTAAGTTTGAACAATCACGTATTAAAATACAAGATCAAATAGCAACCCATACAGACAAAGCATTAACAAAAATGACGGCATTAACTGATCAAGTACCATTCGTAGGTAAACAGATTAGTTCGTATTTAACTGATGGAATGAAACGTTTTAATAAAACGTTAAGTAAAACATTGGTCGAGGGAGAGCGTGGATTTTCTGCTTTAGGAAAAAGTGCTCTTAAAACATTTGGTCTTGGTGGTGGATTATTATTAGGGTTAGCAGGCGTTGGAGTTGCATTAGCAGGTGTATATAAATTTATAACTGCATTTGATGATAAGATATCAGAAACAGCACAATCAATGGGTACTACCAAAGAAGCTGCAATGGAATTGTCATTAGCAGCTGGACGCGCTGGTATGACACAAGAACAACATCTTAAAGCCGTACAAGCACTAAATACTGCATATGGCGGAATGAACGTAATCAATTCTAAAAATGCAGATCTTTATAAAGACCAATTGGAGACGATACATCAGTTACAACATGGGTTTGGAATGAGTGTAGACGAAGCTGCTAATTTATCTGTTGTGGCTGAGACACTAGGCGGCGATGTTACGACAATGACAGGAGCTGTATTAGAACAAGTACAGGCCTTAGAAGATGGCGGTAACTATTTAGTTAATCAGAAAGACGTTTTGCAAGATATAAGTAAATTGGGACGTCTCAATGCAATGGTATTTGGTAAGAATGTTACGGCATTAACAAAGGCAGCAGCCGCAGCACGTATGTTAGGTACGGATATCAATAGTATTATAAGTCAAGGCGAAAAGCAATTAGATATTGAAGAAAGTTTAACGCAAGAAATGAAACTGCGTGTATATACAGGCGCAGATATTTCTCAGGAAATGGATGCCTTCCGTGAAGCTACATTATTCGGTGACGCAGACCAATTAATGAAAGCTAAGACAGATGTAGCTACAAAAGTTAATGATGCTATAAAATCAGGCGATAAACGAATGCTTAAATTGGCTACTAAACAGTATGCTGATATGATGGGTATCACTGCCGAACAAGCTGCTCAAGAATTCCAAAATCTAGATTTAGTTAAAGCTATGGGGTTTGATATGAGCGAGTTTTTAAAAGGTAATGTATCAGAAGATGATATGCTAGCAAAACGAAAGGATTTGACAAAAGCACAACAAGATCAATTAGATGCATTAATAAAAGAACGTAAGTCGCAAAAACTTTCACAGGAATTTGAAGAAGGGCTGACAAAACTTAAAGAGTCGGTAGCTCCATTTTTAGCTCCATTAGCTGAAAATTTAGGATTTATTGTAGAAGGATTAACTCACTTTGTCGAATGGATAGCTAAAGGTACTAATGCATTATCGAGCTTAACAGGTTCATTATTTGGGTTTAGTAATACAACTGAAATTACAGCAGAACAAATAACGACATATGCAGCACAAAATAAAATTAGTCAGGAAGAAGCTAAAACTAAATTAGAAGAAAAAGCTAAAGCTGAGGAAGAGTCTGGTTCTAGTTTAGGTGCATGGACAGCTGGTATTGTAGGTGCTGGGGCAGCATTCTTTGGATTAAAAAAAGCTGTCGGCGCAGTACGCAAGTCGCCATTCTTTGAAGCCATAATGGGTAAGACTGAAGATACAAAACAATTCGAGGCTGTACGCGACGGTACAGTAGCTGGT